GTTCTCCACCATAGTTCCTCCACGGGGTTTCCCCCATCTAGGGCTATAGTAGACCTCACTTTGGTGTACCAAATGGGATATTTTACGAAATGCCTAAACGAACTCGAGTTCGCAGGTGCGTTAGACCTGTAGAATCAAATCAGGGCGAACCATAATCATCATCACTCTACGATATTAAGCTCTATCGTTCACTCAAACGGACATCTTTTTGTTTAGTCTCAACATGCCCCTTTTAATTAGACCGTGGGCCACGGTCCTTCACCGCTTAGGTGTTACCGACCTAACACGAGATTTCTCTTCTGACCTTACCGCTTTCGCAGTTTGCTCATCCAACAATCTCCGTTGTTCTTCAGGATGCAATCTCTTACACCCACGTAACACTTCAGTAGTGGTAGAAGTGGAACTACTAGATGGTGAAACTTGTAAAGTACTTGCAGGCAGCAACTGTGGTGGTGAAAATTCTTTCAACACCACGCTACCTTCCATAAATAAAGTCCCACACATCACCGTAATAACACTAACACTAGTACCAGTACCAGCCGGAGCCACATTATCACTTCCACTAATATACATACACCCTGGACAACACTGCCGCAGCGTCGCCGCCGCTGTACTTATATATGTCCCAGGTACGTTATTCCATGTACTTGTGTAATACTGCTCCTTCTGGTTTATGTGCTCAGTAACGTCCAGGCACGCTTTGGGCACCCATGCTGAGAATTGGTTAGATCCTCGCATTGGCCTTATACTCCCCTCAGTAGGACAATAAACAGTATTCCCCCCAATCGACTGAGTGGCAAAGTTGTGCGTTCTCGCATACTCCGGATCTCCAGAGAAGGCCCAAGTCAACTGTATTCCAGTTGATGTACCTCCCTGCACACGCGGTATATACTCAAAACACAAACTCTTCCATTCTATTTCATTAAAAAGAGAAAACATATCATCCATTTGATCAGGCGCATAGGCGTTATTTACGCCATTCACCCAATACGTACCTCCTACGCCTAAACCCAGCACATTATCCATTACCATATTTGTACTTATGTAATCTAAAGTAGTACCGTCAAAGACCAGCTGCAACTTACCTATGGGAAAACGAAATCCTAATGGTAAGTGATCCTTACCAAAGAAACTCATTCTCGTAGATGTATTATACACCCCATTATAGGTCACAGCTGGGGCCGCAATCATACTATTTACTAGTCCCTTGCCCTTGCCCTTGCCTCTTCTCCGCTTTCCTTTTCTTCCGCCTTTCTTTCTTCGCCTGCCGGCGCCTGTCGACGCCGTCTGGTTTAGCAGTTGCATTAACTTCGATTCCACTTGTTTCAGCTTCTTTGTTTTGCCTTTGTTTGGCATCACTTTCACCTCTTGTGTTTTTGCCGGGATGTAACCCGGCTCTGATTGAGGTATGGCGGAGTGGGGGTTTTGTTGGACCACCTGTGTTAACGGCTGGCGCCCTATCCGGGGCCCCCGTCGCTTTCGCACCGGGTGCTCCTTTCTTGGCTCCTCCGTCTCCTTCGGTTTCTCCCCCACCAGCCGATCCAGAGCCACCATCACTGGTAAACCTGGAAATGCCGCCACTGCCGCTGACGCGGTCTTTGCTGCTAGATTTGCTTTCTCTGTTGGCCCAACCAGGCCATTGTAGCTCTTCCAATACATGTGTTTCAGATACTCTAACCCTGTCAAGGGCTTCCTCGTCATAATCAAAATCGACTTTTGCCGCGCTGTAACGCGGCGGGACGCCTTCCCCCAATGACTCCTGCCCATTCATAATGAACCTCCTAAAAGCTATTGGTAATAAATCCACCTTCTGCTCTAAAGCATAAGCTTCAATACCTTCAGTAAACTTAGGGTTATTCACACACTGAATAGAAACACCCATCAAAATCTGGGACAACATCTCCAATTTCAATTTTTCCTTACGGAGCGGGTTTTTCAACCTACTCAACACACGCGCTGGCTGAGCCATGCGAATTTTCCAGCTATGATCTACATCATCCAAATACCACTGGAAACCTAAGAAAGACTTCAGCGCGATCCCCCGACCTCCTAATTCGGGGCCAATCACCATCTTGCACAACAGTCCGCATTTCAAATACTCACTACAAATGACGGCTTTTACCTGTTCTGGATCTAACTTCGACGTTATCTTGAACAATGCATCATCCCCATGAACAAAACTTGTCATAGCGAATAGCAATTGTCTCAAATACATCTGGTTCGACCAATCAGGTACACCCTCACCCACAGCGGCTACTATGCGCATCTGCACGTACAATGTGGCAAAACTGTTTATGATTGTGGTCAATAAATGCCCACTAGGATTCAATCCCAATCGCGGTCTCGCCTCCGTCGTTATCAACTCATAATGGTTATCCACCCTCATAAGCTTCTCTCCGACTAAAAACTTTCTCTCATTACGCGTCATAGTACTGTCCGGTATACACATAAGTGCACACCAGGCATCATATGCCACGCCTATAAGCTCCCCACTCAAGGACATGTCCATAGAAGACACATCAACCTCATATACAGCCGTTCGCTCATCATCTTCACACATCTGATAAGCTATTTGTCGATGTCCACCCTTAAGTATGCAATAACCTAACACCATAGGATTAGCTGTCTGGGCCCACTTCTCATACCACTTATAGGTCTTGTGATGTACCATCCTTTGACAGATTTCCAACACAAGATCCCCTCCATAGATAAGACGTTGTCGGCCTTCCAGCTTCTTCTTGGCGTTCGTATGCTCCTCTTTCAGGAATACATTCAACACCGGGTCATATACTTCACCTTTTATGACCGCGCTTACTTTTTCTTTTAAATCTAACATACAGACACTACAATCCTTCACACCCAACTTAGTTGTATGACTACCCCCACATGGGGCGTCCAACATGTACCTAACTCCTGGTGTTTTATCGCCTGTCTCCGTCATGACTATATCTAGAGCCTCATCAAAAGAAAGCGCACCAACATATGTTGTAGGTTTAACCCTAAACAACAACTTCAAATAATTGACAAAAGCTCGTTTCACCTCATCTGGTTGACTAGGTAAATCTTCTCCTTTCTTAGCTATCCAAACAGCTGCTCTCTGTTCATCATGATGAGATAAATCAGGTGCTTCAAACACCTTCAATTCCTCCTCACTTACACCAAAAGCTTCTGCCCTTATGCCAGAATCTAAAAGATTCCCATCACCATTACGGTCAACCGGCTCTATATGTCTATGCCGACAATAATCCACCACTTCTGCACCTGGTATATAGGGCTGCTCATCTTCTGACTCAGTTACCAATTCATCATCCCCCAAGTCATCATCACCACCATTACTAGCGGCTTCATTCCTTGTGGGACCTTTCATTCGGTCTAACCTTGTCTTCTGTCTTCCAGCCCCTTTCGAGGTGCGAGTTGGCACTTTATTGCCTTTCTCTCTTTGACTTTTCTTGAAATTCCTTTTCTTATCTCTCTTCATCTCACGACCTTTCTTACCCGACCGTAGAGTTGCTCTACTCACCGATACCCAGCCATTACCTGTATCCTCACTAACTTCAATACTATTCATATTCGACACATCTACAATGTAGGTGCGATACTCTTTAGTCTTGTCATCCATGACTTTACACATAATCTCACTTGGATCGGTAGGATTTGACTTTATAGTCGAAT